ATTTATAAATGATGATGATTTTTCAGTATTTAACGGTGAATTAATAATAGATAAATGGGCGTTTAATACTGATTACCAAGTAAATACCTCGACAGGTCAGTTAGAATATGTTGGGATATAAAAAAAAATATTAAAAAAATGAGTTTAAATCTAGGACAAATATCAGCGATCCATATAGGATCAACAGCACCGAGCAACACCGATATACTTTGGGGTTTTAATAATAATCTATTCCGTTATAACGGTTCATCATGGGTGACGTTAAACGGAGCTGATGGAGCTGATGGAGCTGACGGAGCTGATGGAGCTGATGGAAAAGATGCCATTATACAAGCAACCTCCCCTCCTGTAGACAAAACAGTTTTATGGATGCATACAAGTTCTAGTATACTATATTATTATGATACTATTTCAGACACATGGAAGACTTTACCGAGGGTTCACTATACATCTTCAGCACCCGCTGACACAACAGTGTTATGGTATAATAATTATATCTGGAAATTTTATAACGGTCTCGCATGGGTTGAAATAGGTTCTCAAAGACCTAGGGGTGGATATTACATAAGTAGTTCATCCTCAACAAGTTTAAACCCTGTGACTCCAGTTAAAATAAATGGGACAACCCTAGCCGATTCATCTTTTTTAAAATATTTTACACACTCAAATAATCGTCTAACCTACACAGGCTCAGACAATTGGTTCCATTTTGAAGCTTATATATCAATGATTTCTAGTGTGAATAATGTGACTATATCATTTTATGTGGCGAAAAACGGTACAGTTATAACACCATCTAAAATCCGAAGAAAAATAGGGACAGGCGCTGATGTTGGTTCATGTAATGTACAAGCGAATTTATCCTTAACTAGTGGAGATTATGTTGAAATTTTTGCTGGTACAGATACAATAACTAATTTTACAGCAACAGAAATGACAACCCATATAGCTTGTAATTAATTATGTTTTTAATTATGTTTTTTTAATTTTTTGCCTCGGATAGAAATATCCGGGGTTTTATTTTAAATATATATACCCATGGATTATACTATTGTATTTAGTGTTATTTTTACTGTTATATCATTTATCTCTTATGTGTTTATTCAACAGATCATGGGATTTAGAGCGCAAGCAAAAATCAACGCAGAAATTTTTGTTGAAATTGCTGAAATTAAAAAAGATGTTTTAATAAATACATCCGCTATACTTTTACAAGATAATGAAACAGCGAAAGTTTTAAAAGAATTAATATTGCGAAATGATAAGGAACATAGTTATATAGTGGAAAGATTAGATTTGTTGCGGGATAAATAATTCCTTAACTAGCGTCGAAAGTTGATAATTTTTTTTTACACCTTTAATATACAAGGTTAGCTGTCCTTTATACATTATTTTTATCTCCTTATACATCACTTTTTTATAACATTTGGACCAGAATATAGAAAGTACTACGCCAGACTGACTGACGTAGTACCTTGTACCTTTTATATTTTTAAAAAGTTTTTGTTTTTTCATCGTAAACATTCCATGCGGATATCCAGGTTTTTATAAAAATCTGGAGTGTCAGCCCTATAATTTGCCGCTTTTAATAATTTTTTTAATTTTATTACTTCGGCTTTTAATCTTATGTTTTCTAAATCTAAATCTTGATATTGCTTTTTAGTCATCGCTTTTTTAATTGTTTTTTATGCTTTTTAAAAAGGAACCGGGAGGTCCCCCCTTTAAAAAGCAATACTATATATACTATTTTTTAATCAAAAAGTTTAATAAACTTTTCTGATATCGTAGGTGAGCCTCAAACTCAGAATGGAAAGTTCCCAAATATATCGTCTTCCCGTCTAGTTGGATTTGAGCACTCCAAGTAGTTTTTTTAATTCCCTTATAAGCCTTCACACCTACATATTTGCTCGATTTATTAAATTTATGCCTACCTTTACTTAGGTTTTCTCGGTGGGTTAAAAGTTGAAGGTTATCTATACGATTATTATGCTTATCCTCGTCTATATGATCTACATGATAACCAGTCCTGTCATCATCCGTAAAATGATCCCAAACTAGTACATGTGAGTTATATGTCGATTGTTTACCGTTCAAGGATAAAATTATCTTTTGGTAATATTTCCCGTAAATGGGCTTTAAAATACGTCCAGCCGATCTTGTGTGATGTGATTTTAATCTTCCATGATTGCTTATTTCATATAAGCCTTCGTAACCCTTGATGTTTTTCCATTGCTCTTTTAAATTTTTCATATTGTTTTATTGTTTTTATCTATATATAATTAAAAATATACGGTTTTTTTCCATTTTGCGATATAATAAAATTAATATACCCGTGCCAAACTATGTTAAAATATGTTAAATTTTGTTAAAATATGTTAAAAAAATTCACATGCCAAACTATGTTAAAATATGTTAAAATATGTTAAATTTTGTTAAAAGATGTATTTCATTTACATTTCATTTACATTTCATATACATTTCATTTACATATGTTAAAAAATGTTAAATTTTTACTATCCGATATCGGATAGTGGCTCTGTAACGTAGACGTATCAAGGAAATACATAAATTATCCGATATCGGATAGCAAAAAGGGACATGACGTTTTTTGATATATAGAATAAATTCTTTCAAAACAATTTTGTAAATCTTAAACTCAGAGAGGATACCGTTCCGTCATCCTCCCCGCCCGCCCTCCAGTTTCAGCTTCGCTGTTTTATTGAATTTTTTTAATTTAAATTTTAACTGATGACCTTAATTTATATGTTTTTTTTTTATTGTCCCGCTCTGCGGTCCAATAGAGAAATTAAAAGAAAAAAGAAAAAAAAAAACACAGAAATAAAGATCATAGACTCGCTTCGCTCGATCTCGAATATAATGTTTTGGTGATCTCCTGCTTACGCATTTCAAAAACCTCTTCGTGAGCAAATAAAAATTAATCCAGCCCCGAAGGTAGGCGTAGCCGCCTTTAGTCTTATTATCATGCCCCACGGCAATGGCAACCATGGCAACTAATAAAAGGATAAAAAGAGATATATTCCCCTTCATATGTAGATAACATGCATATATTTAATAATCAAATGGTTATATCAAAAGGTGCAAGATCATGATATATATATAATACACTATTATATTATTCTTTTTTTTTATTCTTTTTTTTTATTCTTTTTTTTCTTCTCTATTCTTCTGAGATTTCACATTATTACATTCTTTTTTTGTAAGTATGTGAGTGTCAGAGGGGTGTGTATAATAAGCCTGAGTTCGCCCCCAAAGGGCGTGACGATGGCGTTTTACATTTAGAAAAAAGAGACATAATAAATTTTATATATACTATAAAAATTAAAAATAATGGAAAATCGAAAAAGTGTTTTATTAAAACTACCAAACCAAGTGCATAAAGATCTAAAACAATACTGTAATAAAACCGGATATACAATGCAAACTATTATTCAGAATGTAATAGAAAATAGGATAAAAGATGCAAAGATCCAACAGATTATTAAATAAAAAAAAAATTAAAAGCAATGACAGAAATACTAAATTTAAACAATATAAACAACTGTTTATTATTACTAAGCGATATTAATTATGATGATTTTGAAAATATAAGCGATCTAAGAGACTTTCACCGTAGGTTATACAATGAGGTCAAGATAATAAAAGAGTCCATAAAACAGCAGCAAATGAGTTTTGGGGACGAATTAGAGAGGTTTAATCAGGATGCAATGAATGATAATGAACAAGCTTATATTGATTTTTTCGATATAGAAGAATAAAAAAACTAAAATAATATGCCAGGAGGAAGACCGAAAGGTTCAAAAAATAAAAAGCTAAAAGCGGATTCATGGAAAATGCTTGAGGCGAAAATGTCGACAGAGTTCACGCAAAAGTATATAAATTTAATGGATATATATTATCACGATGATCCCGAAAAGTTTATGAAATGTTACGAAACAATGACAAGATATTTTAAACCTATATTAAAATCCGCTGAAATTAAAATGAATGGTGATATACAGATTAATCTTATAGGTGAAAAAATAGAAAAAATATAATATGGTAGTTGATTTTAAAACAACCAAAGTTTTTGATCGCCTTTTACATAATAAGAGGAGGTTTAATATCTTTTACGGGGGATCATCCTCCAGCAAAACGATTTCAATTTTACAATATTTAACTTTATATGCCTTCAAATATCCAAAAAAGCGGGTAAGCTTGAGTAGTGAAAGTACACCAAAGATGAAGATAACTATAATTAGAGACTGGATCGATATAGTGATGAAGGAATTATTCGACCAAAACCGTTTTAATAAAACAGACGGTGTTTATTCTTTTCCAAACGGCTCGACCTTTAATTTTATTGGGGCAGATAATCCAGAACGATTTAAAGGCGCTAGGCAAGATGTCATGTACTTTGATGAAGTAAATCATATAAAAGAGGAGACTTTTCGGCAAGCCGAAATAAGGACAGATGATATGATATTTTGCTCTTTTAATCCCTCAGCGAAATTTTGGATTGAAAGATACTGGGACTTAGATGACTCTTATGTCGATCACTCGACTTATAAAGATAATCTAGAAAACCTATCACCAGCGATAATTAAAAGCCTACAGATGAGAGAGTTAACCGATACAAACTTTTACAATGTATACACGTTGGGGTTATGGGGAAATTTAGAAGGATTAATATTTAAAGAAGGAGTTAATTGGTTCATTACCAATGAGTTCCCTGATAATTATTCAAAACGTAGGTTGGGATTAGATTTCGGTTTCTCAGTTGATCCGTCCGCCCTTTTAGACATTAGATATTCTGATGGAAAATTATTTATGAAGGAATTACTATACAAAAGGGGCATGACAAATCAAGATATATCGCCATATTTAATTTTTAAAACAATAGCCGACTCCGCCGAACCGAAAAGTATAGAAGAGTTGAGAAGAATGGATAAAGATATAAAAGGGGCGATCAAAGGACCAGGCTCAATAAATTCCGGAATAAAAAGACTATTAGATTTTAATATATACGTTCATAGCTCTTCGATCAATTTGATAAAAGAATTACGAAATTATATGTGGGCGACTAATAATAAAGATGAAACACTGACAAAACCTACAGGTCCTGACCATCTTATTGATGCGGCAAGATATGGGACTTATGATATGTTTTCTGAGAAGGTGACATTTTTTATATAAAAAAATAAAACAGAATATGGAATTATTTATGGAATTTGGAAATTGGAACCCCTTCCAAAAAAAGTCGAAAGAGTTTAACGTTGATAATATATTAAATAAGGCTGTTTATTCAAACTTTTTTATTAAAGGTACACCTCTGTTAGAACCCCGACCTTTTAAACAAGATTTATTAAACGGATATATGCAAAACGAGCTAGTATACTCGATAGTAAATAAACTAGCCGAAACGGCAAGTTCAGTTCCTCTCGTATTAGAGGATAAAAACGGGAAAGTAGTTGAAAATCATTGGGTTAACGAGTTATTAAAACATCCAAATGAGGATAACTCTATGAAAGATCTAATAAACTCTTATTATATTTATCTTCTAGCGATCGGAAACTCTTACATATATGCACCAAAAATTGATAATGGGTTGAGAACCACGGAGTTACATATTATGCCAAGTGAGGAAGTTTATATCATTCGAGGTGACTGGCAAAATCCTATTGAAGGATATAAAATCAGAACGGGATTACAAGATTACACAGCAATACCAAAGTCGAATATACTCCACGGAAAATTATTTAATCCCCGCTTTGAAGGCGGTCAGTGGTTATATGGACTCAGCCCAATAGAGGTGAGCTCAGAGATCATAAGTGCTTACAATCAAGGAGTTGGGGCTTTAGAAAGTTCCTTCAGGAATATGGGTCCTCCATATATCATATCTGTCGATGTACCCGAAGGATTAACCCCTGAGCAACAATTAAATTTAGAAAAAAAATTCAAGGAAAAATATAGTGACTCGACTAAGTTTAATAAGCCTATGCTCTCAGGCTCAAAACTAACAGTCCAGATGATCGGCTTTTCACCGGTTGATTTAAATATTTTAGAAAATAACCGAGAAGCGCTCAGAACCTTATGCAATGTATATGGTGTCCCTTCTGTTTTATTTAATGACCAGGCTAGTTCAACCTATAATAATGTCGAGCAAGCAAGGTTAGACTTTTATAATTATTCGATTATTCCAATGAATGATAGTTTTTCAGTAAAACTAACAAACTTCCTAGGGATTGAAAAAGGATTAAAGTTGAGGTTCAACTACGAAAATGTAGAGGTTTTACAAAACGCAATTTTTACAAAGAGCCAGTCTTTGAAAGATATGGATTATTTAACCGCAAATGAGAAACGAGAGCAACTAGGTTATGGTCCTATAAAAATAAATAAAGAGGATGTTATATAGAAATTTAAATTTTAAAACGAAAGATATAGACAAAAAAGAAGGAATAGTTAGTTTTTATTTTAGTGATTTCTCAACAGTTGATAATGTAGGCGACAGAGTGGACAGCAAGGCTTTTGATAAAACACTCAGATTTAAAAAAGAACAAGTACACCACCTTTTAAATCATGATATTTTTAATATCGTTGGTAAAGTTCAGGAACTTGGAACTGATTCGAAAGGGGCTTATTGTGTTTCAAAAATGAGCAAAACACAACTAGGACAAGACACTTTAACTCTATATGAAGAAGGTGTTTACAACCAGCACTCGTTTGGTTATGAAGTATCAAATAGTCACAAGGATGGTGATATTAGAATACTGACGGAAATTAAACTTTACGAAGTATCAACGGTTCCATTTGGAGCAAATCCGAATACACCCACGATAGACGTGAAACAATTAGATAAGTTACTCAGGAACAATGATTTGAGTGAGCAACTATTAGAGAAGTTAGATTTAGTTTTAAAGCAACTGGTCGTTGAAAAAACACCAGTTCAGGTCGAACCTGTAGAAAAGAAACAAGATAACTCTTATCAATTATTTATGAATGCCATAAATGATTATAAAATTAACCATAAATAAAATGGAAAAAAATGAAATAAAAGATATCGTCGATACAATGTTTACGAAAATGAAAGAAGATGATAAAACACAAGTAAAATTAAATGATCTTCAAAAAAGTTTAGACGAGTTCGAAACTAAATACGAAAAAAACAGCTTAAAATTCGAAGCAGGAAAAACAAACTTTTTAGTAAAAGGTTTGAATTCCAAAGAATTCAAATCAGCAATAGAGAATAAAGGTTTTAATTATGAAATAAAAGCCGACACGATCGTAGCACCTGGTGCTTTTATCCAAAATGGCGTGGCTCCTGTCGTACTCCCAATGCGGGAAACAGAAATAGGAAAAACTCCTGTTAGACCTCTTTTACTTAGTCAGATTATTCAATGGGGTACAACTACCTCAAACACAATTGATTGGGTAGAAATTGAAGGTAAAACCAATGGTTCAGCAATGAGAGCTGAAGGCTCAGTTATGGGACAAGGCGATTTAAAATATCAAGAGTTTTCAACGAAATGTCAGTCTCTTAGCGAGTATATGATTGTCTCAAACGAAAGTTTAAAAGACGCTAATTTTTTGGCAAGTGAAATACAGACAGAACTTTATTCTGATTTAGAGCTTTTACTAGATGATCAATTACTTAACGGTGACGGAACAAGCAACAACTTAACGGGTATTGAAACTATTGCAACAGCTTTTGCTGCAGGTTCTTTTGCTAGTTCAGTTGATGACGCAAACGAAGCGGATGTACTTAGAGTAGCGATACACAATATCAAAAAGGCAGGAGCAGGTCGTTTTATGCCAGATTACATTCTAATGAATGATACTGATTTAACAAAACTAGATTTGCTTAAAGACTCAACAACAGGGAATTATATAGACGTTCCTTTTTATTCTGCTGAAGGTGAAAGCGTTAAAAGAATTCCAATAATTAGTAATGAAGGTATAGATGCCGGTGATTATTTAGTCGGTGATTTTAAACGTGCCAAAGGATTTGTAAGGGATCAGCTAAGTGTAAATATCTATGATCAGCACGCTAGTACAGCGATCAGCAATTTGGCAACTATTGTCGGAAATATGAGAGTTGGTTTTAGAGTGAAGCATGTGGATTATGGCGCATTTGTAAAAGGTGTTTTCTCAACAGACAAAGCAGCTTTATCAGTGTAAACAATTATTTAATATAGGGGTAATTTTTTTACCCCTATATTAAAATTAATAAAAATTAATAAAACCATGAGAATAAATAAAACAAGGTATGGGCAAGATCAATTAACGGTGACAATTGCAAAGAAGTGGTTGAAGATCGAAGAGACACAAGTAGAAGATGACGATCTTATAAGAAGTCTTATAACGGAGGCAAGGGAGATTTTAGAAAATTATTTAAATGTCAGTTTTGTCCAAACTAGTATATCTGCAATAACAAGTGAAACTTATTTAGAATTACCCTATTCACCTATTAATCAAATAGATAACGTCCAAGCATATCCCTCTGGAACGAGTATGGAATATACATGGGATGGGGAATATATTAATTTTATAAATACAAATATAGGAACTAGTGTTTATTCCACGGGGACTTATTTAATTAATTATGATGCAGGTTTCTCCTCTCTTCCTATTGTTTTCGAGTTGGCATGGAAACAAACCTTATCATTTTTATATGAAAATAGAGGTGATATAAAAATCGGAGATTATCTAAAATTTAATATAGGAATAAATAATTTGAGAAAAAAAGTCTGGATTTAAAAATTAATCATATTAAATTTATGTTAGGAATAGGAAAATTCGACAAGAGGATTACAATAGCGAAAAAACAGTTAACTAGTGATGGTTTAGGAGGTTATACCAGCTTTAATGGTGGAGTATATTCTCGTTGGGCGAACGTGAAAGAAAATAGTTATAAGAGAATAAGCGGTGACAATGCAATATTGCATGTGAACTCCATTACCTTCATTATTAGAAAATTAACAATATCAACGGATTGGTTCGTTAATTATAATGATTTAGAATATTTTATTTATAATGTTTATTCTGATGAAAAATATACATATATCGAATGTCAATTAAAATAAACACAACGAAGGTAAAAATGGATTTTATCAAATATGCTCGTATAGTTGATATTAAAAATCAACAAACTATGGGAGAATATGCCGAGAAAATAAAAGAAGAAATGGAAAGTATCCTTCAAGAGAAAGTCGTAAACTCGACAAATATCCCCTCCTTGCAAAACAGTATAGAGATTTATACTCGTCCAAATGAAGTTGAAATAGTTCCGGAAAAAGATTACGCAAGATGGGTAGAAGATGGTCATCATGGATTTCATGGATATCAGTTTGTGAAAGGGGCAACAAACAAATATAGAGAGCAATATTTAAAAGAATTACAAAACAATTTAATAAAAATATGAAAGATTATAAACTATTATTAGCCACGGAATTATATGACATTTTATCAGGTATTACCGAAACTTATTCGATTATCCCTATGGACACGGAACGTCCTTATATTTATTTTGGTGATTTCGAAACAATATATCAACCTTTAAAAGATGATTTTAGACAAACTATTAATTTTAATGTTATTTACTCTGAGAGTTTTCAAAACTCAACGAGTTTATTAGATCATTTTAAAAAGGTCGGAGAAATTAAAAATGCATTAAAACCCAGCAAAGATTTTACTTTAAATTTATATCCTGATTTTAAACAGGTTTATTTTAAAATGCAAGCGGAGTCATCGTCAGAATTCCAAACTAAAAAATCTAGAATATACCAAACATTATTGCAATATGAATTTGAAATAGGCTCGGCTGAAGTATATGAGATATTTTTAACGTTTTCGGAGTCGTCCCAATATACATCATGCGCTCTATTCCCGGATAACAAGTATTATGCCTTAAAACCGTATTCACAGTTAAAAGTAGGTGATGCTGTTTATTATGATGAAAAATTATCACAACCATTACATAACGGATATTATTCCGACAGATCCAGTTTTATCCATATCCAAGATGATCTTATTTTGGAAAAAGAAGATTGTGCTGAGATTTTTTCAACATTTGTATCTTATTCGGACTCAACCGCCCCATGCTCAATTATTCCGACGATATATGTTTATACCATTAGAAGGTTTTCTTCACTAGAAATCGGTGATACTATTTATCAAGATGCAAATCTAATAACATTTTACCCTGGATATTATTCTGATGGTAATGTCTGGTATCATCAGAACTATTTGGGGAAAATAATAGAAAATGGATCGTGTGCCGTAGCACACAGCCACGATTTGGGTTTTGATAAAAAATTCAAAGAGCTAGCATGTCTAGCAGATTTCATTACTTATTATTCCGAATTCGAGTTCCTCGATATAGGAGCAACCCTATATAAAGACGAGTTGCTTCATATACCGGTTGGTAATGGATACTACAGCAACCGAGAAAGGGTTTTCGAGTCTCTTGAGGGAATATTAGTGAGATTTTGGATATGTGGATAGAAATAGGAGATATAATAATTTTAATATATAGAATAGATTTTCGGATCTAAAAAAATAATAACAAAAATATGACAAATGCAATAAATGGAACCGATCTGTTAGTTTATGTAGACGGAGTAGCAGTAGCATGCGCAACGACATGCTCGCTGAATATTAATCAAGAAACTGTCGACTCGACATGCAAAGACGTAGGTGTATGGGCAAATAGTATCCCAGGTAGAAAATCATGGGATGTCAGCGTTGATGGACTTTATCAATTAAACAATGACATTGGTTTCACAGGATTATCAAACTTAATTTTGGATGATGATATCAATGATGTGACTTTAGATTTTGGTCAGAAGGACGTAAATTTTTATTGGACAGGTGAAGCGATTTTAACTAGTATTAGTTTAACAGGTGATGATAATGCTCCTGGTAGTTTTTCAGCTTCTTTTACAGGAGTTGGGTCTTTAACACAACAAGAAGCAGTATAATTAAAGGGGCTTAAAACCCCCTTTAAATTTAAAAAAAAAATTAAAAAAAATGGAAAAAACGACAATTAAAATTAATAATGGTGATTACAGAATTTCTTTTGGGGTAATGCAAACGATAAAATATTGTAAACTACGGAATATCACTATAACAGAGATGAATGAAGAGTTCGCCAAGTACGAGACAGGAAATACAGATGGTTCAGAATTCGTGGATCTTCTATGGTCCGCCTTATCCGATGGGGCAAGGAGAGATAAAAAGAAGTTTCTTTTTACAAATGAAGATGTGGGGGATTTCATTGATGATATAGAACCTGGGGAAATAGAAAAATTTATGGCAACTCTAATAAAAACTTTACCCGAAAATAAAAAAAAAGCAACGAAAAAGGTGAAATAAAATATATCATCGATGTTGATGATATAATAGGATTATGCTCGGAAATGGGATTTTCATATGAAGAATATAAAAATCTTAGCTGGGCGGAATTTCACTATTATAATGAAGGTTATAATAGGCGAATAGAAAAAGATTGGGAATTAAACGCTAGCCTGATATCCTCAATTTTTAACGCAAATGGTTCTAAAAAAACAATAAAACCTGAAGATATCTATAATTTTATTTATAGAGCAAAAATTCAAAAAAATATCATAAAACCAGATTTTGCTGTTTTTAAAAAAATTGCCGAAAAAAGAAAAAACCATAGATGAATTTAACGACTATAACATCCAAGCTTATAATGGACAATAAACAGTTCAACGCAGCGCTACTCCAGAGCGGACAAGCAGTAAAAACTTTTGCCATAAAATCCAAGGTAGCGGCAACAGGTGTTTCAACAGCTTTTAAAGGTATGGCGGTAAAAGTATCAGCCTCTCTAAAAATGATAGGCACTCAAATGTTAGCCACTTTTGGCGGAGTCACAAGTATTTTTTTATTAATATCAGTTTTCAAAGATTTTTATAATGTAGTCAAAGATTTTGAGTTGGGCATGGCAAAGGTGAAGGCGATAACGGGTGAAACAGATGAAGCAATTAAAAAATTAACGAAGTCCGCTAGAAACCTAGCAAAAACCTCAATTTTCCAAGCATCAGAGGTTGCTCAGTTACAGTTAGAATATGCAAAACTTGGTTCAAAAACAGAGCAAATAATATCAGCAACACAAGCAACCATCGATCTAGCAACAGCAATGGATGATGATCTTGGAACGACAGCAAATAGCGTAGGTAGTAGTATAAAAGCGATGGGTCTTGATTTTGATTCAACAACGGAAATGGTCGATTTGATGGCGGCAGCTTTTTCTAACTCAGCCCTAGATTTATCAAAGTGGACGGAGACGATGAAGTATGTAGCCCCTATTGCTAGAGCAACAGGTATAGAGGTTGAACAATTAGCTGGAATGATGAGCGTTTTGGCAAACAGGGGTATTCATGGCTCAATGGCGGGTACTAGTTTAAAAAGAATAATATCCGAACTAGGTGATGGCTCAGGTACGCTAGAAGAAAAATTTGCTGATCTAGCGAAAGAAGGTTTAAACTTATCGGGAGCAAACGACGAAGTGGGGAGAAGAGCCAAAGCGTCTTTATTAGTACTAGTTAACAGCACGAAGGAATTAAAAGAATATGGTGATACATATAGAGATGTGGGAGGCACGGTAAAAAAAATGGCGGCAGAAATAATGAACACGGTGGAGGGTCAACAAAAAGCTCTAGGATCAGCCATCCATGAAATGTGGATCTCAATTGGGCAGGGTGACGCAATGAAGGAGGCTTTAAAAGCATTAACCGATCTGGTGGCGGTGATAACGGCTGGTATACAAGCAGTGAAAAAACTCTCAGGAAAAATGGGTTTTCTAAAAGATTCTCTTATGATGACAATAAAACCAGCAACCGATTTTTTTAAAATATTGGGCATAATTAATGCCAGAATGAAGGACACAGAAAAAAAGGCGGAAAAAGCCGCAGAAGCCTTTGAGTTGCTTGCAAAAAACTCAAGATTACCGATTGAACAGTCCATGAGTTTTATTAAATTTGGGGACTCAGATTTTATATCAACTCAAAGAGAATTAAAATCCAAAGTTGAAAAGACTTGGTCAGATTTGGATTTTGTTGGTTTAGTCGAGTTGCAAAAAACACTTGGTGATTTTAAAAAGGGAGACTCTTTAGACGTTAAAAAATATAATTCGAATTTAGTTATGTTTAACGAAACCATTGAAAAATTAAAAGGTAATTTTTCATATATAGACGAGATTCAGAATCAAATAGACAGAAAAGAAATAGAGTTATTAAAAGCTGACACCCCCGCACAAATAAAAAAGGTCAGTGAAGATTTGGATGTACTTTATAATAATTTAGTGGATATAAAAGATTTGTCGACAAAAGACGATTTTACCGAAAGATTAAAAAATCTTAGATTACGAATAAACACGTCTAAATCGCTGGAAGATATAAGCAGACTTAGAGAAGAGTTAATTTTATTAAAAAGTAAAAGAGATGAAATATTTTCAGACAGTTTTACCATCGGTGAAAGTAGTCTAAAACTCGGCTCAGTTTCAAGTATGCCTTCATTAGATTTTTCTTCTATAATAAACCCAGGGAATGTAGAAAAAGTTAAAATTAAAATAAGATCAGCTTATAGTGAATTTGGCGATGCGATCGGTGAAGGAAGTAAACAGATTGAAGAGCAAACCATTCAAATAGGTGGCATGTTGGCGGGACTAGCAGGCACCATTGGACAAGGCTTGAAAGCCGCTTTTCAAGGCGCCACAGACCCCTTTGGGAATTTTTTAGCCGATTTAGGAGAAATGATGATATCTTTTGGATCGTCCTTAATTGCATTGGCACTAGCCGAATTGTCGCTCGAAACAGGAAATGTCCCCGCAATGCTTATTGGTGGAGCAGCTCTAATAACGGCTGGAGCTTATTTAGCCTCGACTCGAAAAGATATGCAGGGTTTATCTTTTACCGGTGGAGGTGTTGGCGGAGGCGGAGGTAGACAAGTCACTCAACCTATATACGAACCTTATGATTACAATAGAGACATTACTTTAACAGCCAAAGGCTCTGACCTTGTGGCAGTTATGAACAAAACAAATAAAAGAACATATGGCAACGGCTAAAAAGATAGAATATATTGATAATCAAGGACTTGAGACAATTATTGAAATATATCAGGCTTATTCTAGTCCGACTACCTTTTATGAACTTTGTAGCCAAGATCCTATATTAACTTTAACTTTTTTTAATGAAGAAGACACTACCATAAAAGGTTCAGATGTGATGATAAATGTTATGATAAAAAATGTGGATGATCATAATACCATTTTAGAACTTTTTGAAAGCAATGACTGGTACGTAAAAGTGATAAAAGATGGTGACGATTATTGGATCGGAAAATTGCAAACAGATTTTTATGTGGAAGAATATAAAAATTATCCTTATATCATTACTTTAAACGCTAGCGATCAATTGGGTGATTTTAAAGACGTTCAATTTTTAATGACCGATTTTAATATTCCGATGGATTATGATGATCCAGATTATTCTCTTTTAGATTTTTTCGGCATTGCGCTAAATATAGAAGGATTAAACTCAACACCATCAAGACCATTATCACCTCGACATTTGAGAATTGCAAATGGTAGAAAAATAACTATTGGTGAATCGAATACTTTTTCTAAAATTTTTATTAATCCTTTAATTTTTATGGAAGATAAGGACGAATATATTAGTATAGCTGACGCAATAGATTTGGTTTTAACACCTTTAAATATGGAATTGCGACAATGGTACGGCTCGTGGTGGATTATTAATAAAGATATAATGGACGGTACTTTTCAGCTTAATTATGATAAATGTGATCTTGGATGGAATACGATATCTTATGATTTTAATTATACGGGAACTTATATACCCATAAAACCATATATAGATGATGATACTCAACAAGTAAAGAGCGATGCTCAAATGGAATATCTTCAGCCGAAAAAGAGTTTAAAATTAAAATCGACTTACATTAAAAATGAAAATATTTTACCCTTTTGTAATCGAAGTGGTAGTTTTTATTCCGGTGTCGATGGTAAGCCCCTCGAATTTGATGAAAGCGGGACGGAGTTGAGATATTTTGGTGAAGAATATATAGGTACAGGTTCTGCAGTATATCTCAACGAGTACGAGTGGTCGAAAAATGCTGGATATCTAAGAATGGATGGTCAAACATACACAAACCCAAACACTTATGCAAATATGGATCAATGGATAAATATAACTTTATTAGCGACCAAACCTGCATGGGATATCGTCAACGATTATTGGAAAATAGATTTCGATCCAGAGCCAAAAGATTGGTCCATGCACGGACCTATTTCCGCTTCAGACCGGGCTTATACATGGAGCAATAAGATATGGCAAAACTACGAATATTATAGCTTCGTATATGACAAAACGTATGGTTATCATCCCTCAACAGATCCAGGAATAATCACGAAATTAACAGATGATGAAGATTTTCCATTAGAGTTAGATTTATTCCGATGCGGGACACAAGATCAACAAGGAAATTTATTAAAAAAATGTAGATTTTCACTAGGGAATAATGCCCTTGATGTTATAAATCACTCTTATACCGATGAAACTTTTTACAATGGTTTAAATAAAGAAACATTAGAAGTCGAATTAAAACTAGGATTACCATCATATACGGGTGACGATGAAAGATATAACCATTATTCGTCATTTTTAGACACAAGTGGTGAAGCAATAAACACCTTCTATTCAGGTAGTTATGGAGCAACTTTAAAGAGACACTTAGAAAATTATTATGAAGGCGAAAATTCAGGGACAACCCATAAATTAACAGCAACATATAAAACTGATAATGAGAGTTTTACACCCCTTCATCTCTTAGTAGACTATGAATCAAGACCTTATAGATTTTTTAAAGGTGAGTTAAATGATCAAAAAGGGATATGGAAAAACGAATATATAGAATATAAAACCTTCGATCCTGTTATAGTTTCAACATATTGTTTTGTAAATAATAATCCATATAATATTTATGAAGGCTTCATAATTAAACCAGGAGAAGGATTTATAAATGATGATGATTTTTCAGTAGTTAACGGTGAATTAATAATAGATAAAGGGGCGTTTAATACTGATTACCAAGTAAATACCTCGACAGGTCAGTTAGAATATGTTGGGATATAAAAAAAAATATTAAAAAAATGAGTTTAAATTTAGG